CGGTGGTCGCCGTATCATTAATCCTTTGTGCATTGTTTGTTATGTGTATGTCAATGCTTACACCATGTAAAGCCTAATGCGCTAAAGCCCCACCCACGGGGTTGCCCTAACCCGTACCCTCAAACACGCTTATTGGCTGATTATGTTTACAGCCTGCCACGCCAGCGGCCCGGTCATTTCGTCGTGCATGATTACGGGCATGGCGTACTACCTACGTTGCCGTATGTTCCCAACTGCCGTGCAAATGGCTTAGGGCGTGGCTAGTCCTAGACGCTTACGCGCTGGCTAGAAAGCGAATAATTACGGGCAACTGGTTAGGTCGCCACACTTGCACGATTGCACCCGATTGCTCGAGCCTGTCCAACCATGCTTCCTGTGTCTTGCGTACTACGCCTATTTCTGTTTTTAGTTCGGCGAAAACTAGCACACCCTTAGGGTTGACTAGCACAAGGTCGGGAAACCCGCTATCGCCTTGTATGTGTGTTGCCCATTTGCCGCGCTTGTTCATGGCTGGTAAGTCATGGTGAACGAACCAGCCGTAACGTTGCGCTACTTCAATGACCGCGTTTTTAAATTGGGCTTCAAGCATTGCCATTGGTGGCGTAATCCTTGTGTATTGTGCGCGCCCAAATGTCGTTAGACAAATGTTCGGTTGACCAACGCAAATGTTGCACTACTTTGTCTTTGCCTAGGTAGTCAACTTGCATTGTTTGTAGTTCCTCAATTAGGCGAACCATGCGGGTCAATAGGTCTACTTGTTGTGCTAAATCCATTATTCGCCCTTACTGCTAGGAAGTTTTTTCATTGCGTCAATTACTTGCGTGGCTTGATCGGGGCTAAGCACTTCGAGAGTTACCGCGTCGCTGTTAAGCGTTACCGCGATGTAGTCGTGCAAAGCTGCTTCGTCAAACCCTGCGCCTTTGGCAAGCGATTTAATAAAATACAACTGTTTTTGGCTTGCTATTCGACTATGGCTAACCGCTGGTTTAGGTGCCGGGTGGGTGTTGTCCTGTCGCGCTTCAACCTCGTTACGGCTGGCAATAGCCTTAGACACACCAAAACCCATGTAACCCAACGCACGGCCTAACGCGCTAGTCATACCAACCATGAATTCACTGTTTTTTGTGTATGGGGTTTTGCCCGGGTACGGTTCGGCAGCTGTGGCAATGCTTGGAATTGGGTCGGTTTCGTCGCGCCAAACTGTAACGGTGCAACGGTAAAACGTCGAGCCGTCCGGCATGGTCACCACTTCCGCACTGGTCTCTTGAATACGCAAATTAGGGTGCTTTTTAAGGGCTTCGGCTAAACGTGTTGGTACGTCTACGTAGTTGTCAATGTTAAAAGCCATTAGCGCCAATCCTTTTTGCATGTGCCCGGGTGAAAATACAAAACATGGTTACGCGTTTTACTTGCTTGGTAGGCGTAAGTCATAACGCCACATTTCCTGCATGGTCTCATTGTCGGGGTCTCTTTCATGTCGGGTTAAATTGCTGCGGGCAAAGTAGCCATTGGGTGTAACAAACTTTGCGGGGTCATAAAGCACGGTGCTGGCATGTTCGCCGCCCAACGGGTCGGGTGCCATGTTTCGTACAATGTTTGCCAACCGCGCAAATTTATAACGCGCTCTACCGGGTCAAGTGTGGCTAAAACGTAAATCGCTGGTTTGTCGCTTTCGTGTGTAAGCAAACAACCGTTGTCGCGCAACGTGCTTCGAACCTCATAACCGCCAACGTCGTGTGCTTGTTTGTCGTAGTACGTGTGGCCCCATGCAATGCGTAAATGTTTGGCTAACGCCATTTCACCTATACAACCAATCTTGTGTGCTTTTAGCGCGTCCGGTGGTTTAATGCCGTAGTTGTGTTTTGCGCCCGCTTGGTCTGCCCAATCTAAACGCAATTGCGCTACCGCGTAGGCGTAGTTAATTTCGTTGTCGGTTAAACGTATTTGCACCACGGTTAGCCGCCTAACGCTTCGATAGCCTCGCTAACGGTTTGCCAGCCTGTTGCGTCGCCGCTTAGGTCTAGGTCAGTTGCAACGCGCTTTAGTCGGGCTATTAGGTCTGCGTGTTTCGGTTTGTACGGTATGTGCGCTGGCCTGCAAATTTCGTCTATAAGATCAAACACGGCCATTTGGTGCTTAATCATTGCGTTTTGTGTCGGGTCTTGCATGTGTCGGGTTCCTTTGTTTAGTTTGCTGTTTTCCATGGTAGCCAACCGCTGTTGTTCCAAATGGCAACCATGGCTTTAGTGTTTGTTACAGGGTTAAATAGTTCGTCGCACGTTTGCAAAATGCCGTGTGCTTGCAACCAGCCGGTAGGCCAGTACGTCGAGGGTTTGCACCAAAAGAAATTTATTTGGTAAATCCCAGCGCTGCCCCCCATTGTGTCGGTGGCATTGAAAGCGTCACTTGTGCAAAGGCTTTCGCGCACAGCCACTTTTAACGCTGTTTCTAGTTCGGTCTGCGGTAATCCTTCGGCAACTGCCAATGTCGCAACCTGCGAGCATGTAGTGACCAATGCGGGCAACGTCGTGGTTGTAGTCGTAGTGGACGGTAAAACCGCTGGCACAACCTGTGGGGTTGGCTCGGGGGCCTGTGCATTACTAAAGCTCAATGCCACCGAAAGCACTAAAACTAGGGCAATTATGCCTGTGGTTATCTTGTGGTTAAGTAGCAAGTTCATTGGTTGCGGCTTTCCATTTGGTAAGGGTTACCCCACGTGCCGGACGCTGGGCTTTTAAATGCCATTTGCACGTGTAGGCAATCAAACGTTTTTGGGTCTCTGAATAGTTGCACCATAACTTGCTGCCCTGTTTCAAGGGTGGTTATGTAGCACTCGTAAATAAAGGTTTGTGGCTCGGTCATAAATTGGGCTTTCCGTCGGTACGAAAACCCTAGCCAACGATTGTTACGCGGTTGTGGATACCCCGAACGTGGCTTCAAATATGGCTTTTACGGCTTCGGGGTTGTCTGCCATTGCTGGCGACAATTCGACGTGCCACCAATCGCCACCCGGTGCGCCTGACACGGTTTTTGTTTCGTACACTTTCCACGCTTGGCGGTCACAACGCCATGACGCGCCCCAAGGTTTGCTGAAATAGTCAATAACCATTTGTACGCCGAAAGCGTTTGCGTTGGCTAGTACTTTGTCAATAAAAGCCTTAGACACGGCGCGGCCTTCTTTAATGCCTTTGGTGTCCATTTTTCGGTAGGACAAATCCATAGCGCGACCTGTTGCATGTACTGACAATGTGCCCGGCTTAGAACGAACGTCGCGTTGCCCGTAAGTGCCGTTATTCCATAACGCACCGTTAGACCATTTGGCGGCTTGGCGTACCCATTCCTCGGTGCCAGCACGTTTACCAGCTGCGGGGCCGTCGCTGTTGCCGATGTAATCTCGAGCGCCTACAACGTTAGGTTTGGCTTTAGCGATCATTCGGCGGGTGTTCCCGGCTTGCTTTTAAGACCGTTAGACGCAACAAGGCCGCTAAGTGTGCCAGTAAGAAACACAAGCAACGTGCTCAGTAGGTCTATTAGCTGCGCGTCGGTGGGGGCCTGTTCCGTAGGTTGGTCTACAAATAAAATGCCGTATATAAATGCCATGACGGTAAACGTAAAACACAAGGCCATTAGACGACCGACAAATACGATTAGTGAAGCGTGATGTTGTTCGGGTGTTTTATTCACAACTGGCCTTTGTAAAGCATTGGTATTCGATATTCGTTTTAGAAACTGTGCAACCACTACAACCCCAAACTACAACGGCGATTAAAAGCGCGTACCCGATCATATAACGCCATTTCATTAGTCAAGCGGCAAAGGTTTAACATAAGGGGCTACAAAAATGTTTTGTTCGGCGTCGTAAGTAAATCCTATGCCAGCAAAACAACCTCTAAAATTTGCGTTATAGGACGTTTCAAGCCATAAGCCTTCAAGGCCTAAAGACGCAATAAATGCTTGACCTACTGGTTCGCTTTCTGGGTACGGCAAATTGTTAATGGTTTCGTTGTTTACCACAATGACATTTGTGACTGTGTTTGTTTCGTCAATTTGTGCGTAGTGTGCCATTAGAACGTGATGCTTCCTGAACCTGTGAACGTGTAAACGTGAAAACCTGAACGGGATATTCCGCTATAGGTTGGGCTTCCTGTGGTTGCTGCTGCAAGGTCAAAAGTGTTTGGGTAGGCAATGATGACTACGCCTGAACCGCCGTTGGCACCGTTACCGCCGACACCTGATGAGTAACGGCCACCGCCGCCGCCGCCTGTGTTTACTGTTCCCGCAACTGCTGACACACCGTTACGGCCACCAGCACCACCGCCACCAGCACCGCCCGCGCCATTATTACTAAAGTTTGCGCCACCGCCACCACCCGCGCGTGTTGTCGCGCTTCCGTCAATGCTTGACGAAGTTCCGGCACCACCCGCCGTTGCGCTGCTTGACCCTGCATTAGTGGCCGCCGCTGTCGCACCACCACCACCAGCACCAGCCATTGCATTTGCTGATGTAGAACCAAAAGATGTACCACCGTTTGTGCCTTGTGCGGGGCTTGTGTTTGGTGTGTTACCTGTACCACCTGCACGGTTTACGGCTTCGGCGCGACCTGAACCGCCACCACCCGAACCGCCATTTGTGCCAACTGGGGTATCAAAAGAACCGCCAG